TGAGTGTCTTCATGTAAATTCCTCCTTTTGGGATTGTTGGGATATTTTAATTATATCAAGTTTTTGTTGTATTGTCGAACAAAATAGTGGTGAAACTAATCACAAATTGCTATGGTGTATAATTTTATGTATGGCTACTTCATTAAATGGCTGGCCCGTTATTAAGCGTTGGTCAGATCCAAGATTACGAACAATTAAAATTCCAGGTACTGACAGAACTATCCGTGCCCGTAGAGCAGTTGCTCCAGTCCTTGCAGCTTTTCTTGCAGACTGGCACGCAGAAATGCCAAAGAGACTCAAACTAGACAAGGGTCCAGTAGATGGATATGTATACAGAAAGTCTCGCTTTGTAGATAGGTATTCAAACCATGCCTCTGGCACTGCTACAGATGTTAGATACGATGTTCTTAAGCCAGACGGTAAGCCACACATGAACCAAACAGAAAAGAAAACTCTTAATAAGATTCTTGATCGTTACAAGACAATAGATGGTCACAGGATCTTTGCAAACGGTGAATGGTGGAGCAAGCCAGACGGTATGCATACAGAACTTTCACAGTCATGGGATCGCGGTGCATTGAGAGATACAACATTCAAAGATGTTAAAGAGGTACAAAAACTTCTTGGCATTGACAAGAATGGCAATAGAAAAGAAACGCTAACTGGTCTGTGGGATAACAAGGTTCCTCAGTTCAAGAATGTTGTAAAGGCTTCTAAGATTCCTGGACTTGCTTCTTTATCTGCCTGGAGAGTTGCTGCAAGACTTTATGATCTTGGCTATTGGAACGGCAATCCTCCTAAAAAGTATATTCAAAGATACCCTGCAAAATCTATTCAAAGGTATCAGGAAGATAATGGATTAGCTACAGGTAGCTATACAGAAGAAACTCATAATAAGCTTTTTAATCTATAACCCTGTTTGGTATTTTTCTATTCTCTACACCAACTAGTTGACCCTTATGATCTGATTTAACATCTTTTCTAACCCAGGTCATTCCATAGGTATCGAATAAATTACCCTGAGCATCACGCTCTGGCAATCTTTCTGCTAATGATTGGAAGCTTGGATCATCGCTAAGATTTAAATATGCATTATGATACCAGGGTAGATCGTAGTAGGCTGGAGAATTCACCAATAGCATACCCGCAGTTGTCCAATGTTCTTCTATCTTAGGACTCTTAGATATTTCTTTACCTCGTAATCCATAAGCAGGAACGTCTACACCAACAAGTGGCCTATCAACTTCAAACATTTTTTCTATAATCTCTGCAGTTAATGTGGTATCGGAATCAACATATAAGACTGCATCATAATTTACGACTCCATCTTGTGGAGTCTGCTCTCCCCAATGATGCCCCGACATTGCTCTTCTTCTTTGTGCAAACTCACGAACAAGATTACGACCAGTTTCTATCCTTATCCACCTATTTGATGATGTGACTTCTTCTTCATAGTCATTTATTGTGTAAGTCCAATACTTTCCATGTACCTCGTTTAATGCATCAATAACATTAGAGAATGGCTCTAAGCCACGATGGTCTAATTCTAATGCTGCAAAGAAGGTAGCGTTGTTAAACTTGTTCATAATGTCAATTTTATTTTGCAGCCATGTCATATCTTCATTACGATCACACTTCCAACCAACCAGGGGAGTTCCAATAACAAAGTGCTTATTATAATCAATTTCTTTAAACATAATTCCTCACATAATCCGAACATATACCTGCAACACCTGAAAAGCTAGTAATGCTATCCCATTCTGGCATTACGCTAATAAAGTCTTTTCCTACTACATCAGAACCTGGGTATCCCCAAACATATCCACAACTTGTTAATGTATACTCATCTGAAACATGGAAGAAACAGTGAAGCCCAAGATCTAAGCATACTTCAAGTGCCTTACCATTTTTACAATGAACCCACAAACAGTTTTCTCTGTCTAATAAATAGTCTTTAGTAATCAAATAATCAGGTTTGTCGTGTCCAAGATATAATTTATTTTTTTGTACCCAAAGATCGACTTCAACATCAAAACCTGATTCTATTGCAGCATCGACATACTCTGGAGAGTTTTCTAAATCTAAGTTTGGTCCCTCAGTATTACCGCGATGTGCAATCAAAATCATTTAGACCTCTTAAAATGAACATCTGCTTCCTTGCCAACATTGTCTGGAACTATTTTGCAGGTAAAACCACGTTCACAAAGCCAATCACATATATCATTAACATTATTGCTTGTGTTTTGATAGAGATCAACCGTATAAGATCCCTCGCACTTTCCTTCCTGGACAATATATATTTTATCTCCAAGACTTTTGAGAACTCTAAAGTCATTGCCTTGTGCATCTATCCATATATAATCTATAGACTCAATTTCATTATCAATAATAAAATTGTCCAATCTAACCTTGTTTACAATACAGGTTTCAGTAACATGAAAGTCTGGTCTATCTAGCCATTTTTCATGAATGTCATCTGTAAAATCATATAAAGATGAGCATCCCCAATCTCTTGTGCCTGCTATATTAAACTTAGCCTCGCCCTCTTCTTCATCAACTGCGGCATCGACAATGTGTACATTAGTGTTATTTTTAAATTTATCTTTTAGGTGATAAACGAGTTGTGGCGTAGGCTCAAATGCATAAACGGTTGTGTTTTTGGTTGCAAGTCTTTCTGTATCTGTCCCCCAATTTGCTCCCACTTCTATAACCGTTCTCATTTATAATTCTCCAGGTAATAATTTAAATCTTCGGGCGTTCCAATACCCCACATTTTATCAATGTTCTTTATTCTAATTCTTTTATTATCTAATACTGCTTCATTGAATACTGGACACACATAAAACTCATTGTTTGTTCTAATGTTCTTGTCAATCATTTGCTCTGCATACTTTACATAATCAGAGCCGTGCTTCCAGTAATAAACTCCAACGGTAGCTATATCTGAGATGGGATTCTTTTCTGCCACCTCAATAACAAAACCATCATCACCTAACTTTGCATATGACCATTTGGGGTGAGTAGATTTAAAAGTCATAATGCCAGCGTCTACACCAGATGCTGTAAATGCGTACATAGCTTCATTAGCATCCCATTCCATTACCTGATCTGAGTTAGCAATCATAAGCGGCCTATCGTTATTAATTAATTCTTTTGCAAGAAGTGTTGTGCAAGCTGCACCCTCTGTTACACCATCGACCTGTATGATATCGCATCCTGGAGCAATAAGATTAAGAACTTGTTTCAAGTTATATTTTTCATAATGGTCTTTTTGAACTAGAAAGATATAGTGTGCATCAATGTTTAGGTTTTCAACTACTACCTGGATCATTGGCTTACCATGTACCTCAATGAGGGGCTTTGGAAATGTGTATCCTGCCTGCGTAAATCTTGACCCTGCACCAGCCATTGGAATAAGAACGTTCATTTCTTTATTAATCCAGGGTATTGTAGTCTGACCGTCTGTCTCATCTATCATAGCCATAAACCTTTCATATTTAAGATCATGAGAATCTTTTACTGGATATAGTGTAGCACCAGATGACTTGGCTGCTTCTCTGCCAACATGAGAATCCTCAACAATGATTGTATCTTTTGGATATGCATCAAGTGCAACCATACACTTCCAATACATTTCTGGAAAGGGCTTAGGATATTTTACATCTTCATTGCTGACAACATAATCAACCATGTGCAAAACTCCAATAGCGTTGAGAGCTATTCTTACTGTATCTCTGATGCTATTGCTTGCTACTGCTACTTTATATCCCCGTGATTTTAATTCTGAAATGATAGCCATTGCAGTTTTATTGTAAGGAAAATCTTCTACAAGTCTAAGTGTTTCTCTCTGCTTTTCTTGCCAGATAGTTTCATGTGTAGATTCTGGCAACCCTTTGTGCTCTGTAAGCATTTGTAGCTTTTTGTTTGTACTTAGTCCATCATACTTAGAATGATGCTCTTCTGTAGATATACAATACTTTTTATCTATCATTGCAAGTGCATTATTGAGAGCATCAAAGTGAAGCTCTCTAGAATCTAAGAGAACTCCATCTAAATCAAATATAACTAGTTTATTCATCTTTGTGGCCCCGCATGTCTATGCCATTTATTGTGTCTAACAATGGCTTTACCATTACACTTCATTATATACTTATTACGAACCCGCATGGACCACTCAACATCTTCTTCTTCATTCCATCCCCGTGATTCATCTAGTGGCTCTTCTATCATTACATGACGTTTAATAATAAAGAATCCGCCAGAGATATACATGTATTGTGTTTGTGACCAATCATCATATTTAAGTGACCAGGCTCTGCCATGACCAGGCTTATCCCATAAAGACCAGTCCATGGGATTACGAGATCCAGTAATCAAGTATTGTGGGCAAGAGCAAATATCCCAGTCTGTTCCAAAAGACTTAAATGCTTCGTACCAGCCTGAATCAAAAATATGGTAGTCATGCATCAGAACAATATTGTCATACTTGGCATTCTGCACAAGCACATTCTTTTTACGGGTAATCCACTTTGGTTTTACATCTTCATCAAAATCTATTTTACGAATGTCATCGCCTTCAATTCCCTGACTATCTCCACCACCTACAAAAAGAATTTCATATTCAGGAATATTAAGATTACGAATAGACTGAATTATCTCTTGAAGTCGGTCTTTGTCTTCATAGACCGTAATGATGCCAAAAGTAAAGGGTATATCAATCATCGTCTTCTGAATCTAATTCGTATATATCTATCATTTCATCAAGGGAAAGATATTCTTCTAATGGGTCAAGATCTAGAAGATCGCATAGGTTGTACCATGTTTCTTCAATTAGCTTTATCCCATCCTCTGTGAGATCAGCTAATTTATATACTATTGCCTGTGACAATGGCAAGCCTAAATCATTATAAATTACAAAGTCAGAAAAGAATTCTCTATCTAATTCTGCAACTGTAAAATCTCTAGAAAATTCTTCCAGGATCATACACTTAAGTTCAAGATCCATCTTTTATCTCCCTGTCTATTTTACCAAGTAGCTGCGACAATATTACCACAAATTCTTCTTTTGTGAGAAATCCATCTAATGAGTCCCCTATTGGCTCTACTTCATAAAAGTCTTTATTTGCTATTGGATCTTCTTTAGATAAAGATAGGGAGGCGGTTCCCCAT